ATGGTAGGAAGACGCCGTTCTCATTCGATAAGAAAACATTAGAACCAAAAGATTTAGAAAGTATTTTTAACGGGATTGCGAGGATATATAAATGACGCAACATCAAAAGAACTACGAAAGAGAAATATATTTAAGCGAATACATTACGATACCAAGAGATAGATATAGAAGATTAATTGTAAGTGAAGTTATAAGTTGGGGCATATCGATTTTCTTATTGCTAGTGATGGTGTTGAGATGATTACGACTAAAGAAGATGCACTAGTAGAAGCTATGGTTAGAGCAATCGTATCACCGAGTGATGAAGAAGCAGAAGAGTCACATAAACTAGCGTTAGAGATTGCTAGGAACATGACGATAGGTGAAGTAAAAGAATGTCAGCAACGGGCTATTAAACTTGTTGAGATGAAAAAAGAATTAGATCAGATCATAGACAGAGTGATGAACAAAGACCAATTACATTAGGAGGATATATGAAAAAGTTTAGTGTAGTAATGGAAGTATCGATTGAAGATAAAGAATATGATGACGCAGTCAAAGATGGTCGTGAGCCGTCGGACTTTGTGAACGCAGTCCTCACAGATAAACCTCGTGATACAGGGTTTGTAATTAAGTCATCAGTGTTGGAAGAGGATCATAGTTTATACGACAGACTTATTAAGTATCGAGATCACCTCTTACAAGCTGACGCATACAACGATTTAGAACAAGAAATTATTAGCCGTGCTTGTATCGGTGGTGTGTGTGAAGACTGATGGTAGATACGATAAGGTTGATATGTGTAGTATGGTTTATTTATATTTTATTTAAAACATGGTTAAGAAAGGGAGAGTAATGGAGAGAGATTACGAAGACTATATCGACGATGAAGTATCAAGTATTCGTTGGGAAGAAACAATTAAGTTACAAGAAATGTTTGAAGATAGTGCATTACAAGATGCGAGTGCTTATGCTCGTATGATACAAAAGAGTGTAGATCAATTCAAAAACAAAGGAGAGAGATAATGGAACAATTAGAATTATTTGAACAGAACGATGCAGACATCAGAGAACACTGGGGCAATCTTGCTAGTAATTTCTTGGTGGGTAAAACAATACGACGTGTGCGATATTTAAATGATCAAGAACGTGAAGACATTGGTTGGGATAAGTCAGCGTTGGTAATTGAATTTACTGATGGTCATTGGGTTGTTCCGATGTGTGATGATGAGGGCAACGATGCGGGTAGTCTATGGACATCAAGCCAATCAAAACTCAATGTGATACCAACCATATGACACCTGAAGCAAAAGTAAAAAAGCAAGTCAAGAAGATATTAGATGATCTTGGTGCATATCATTTCTCACCACTTACTGCGGGATATGGTAGGAGTGGTGTGCCTGACATCATCGTGTGCTACAAAGGAAAGTTTATTGGTATCGAGTGTAAAGCCGGTAAAGGTAAACTTACTGCGTTGCAAGAATACAACATCGAGCAGATCAAACGCAATCAGGGCTTGGCAATCGTGATAAATGAGGGTAATATAGAGACACTATTGACTCTAGTAAAGGAGATAGAATGACAGAAGGAAGCGCATTAAATAAACAAGTAGATGGCAATCATTATAAAGACATGGTGATTCAACCCGTCATCTACATCTACGCAAACAAAATCCCATTCATCGAGGGCAACATCATTAAGTATGTATCTCGATGGAAAAACAAAAACGGCATAAAAGATTTAGAGAAAGCTAAACATCTGATCGATATGCTTATCGAATTTGAGACTACTCAATCCCAAGATAAATAAAAAGAAACCAGTTCCTTAAAAAGAAAAGGAGAATACTATGCTAGATCAAGCATTGTTATGCCTCGCCACAACCATTTACATGGAGTCGGCGCATCAACCGAGAGAGGCTCAAGTTGCAGTGGGATACGTATTAATGCGAAGAGCAGAGTTTGAACATAAGAACGTATGTAGTGAGATGAAACGTCCCGCACAGTTTAGTTGGTATGGTATAGTTAAACCTCCGTCGGTAATCCGACAAGAATATAAAGATATAGCATACCGAGTATTACATAGATTAGAAGTAGATTATAGTTATGGTGCAACACATTTCCATGACACAACAATTAAGAAACCAAGATCATGGGTAGGGCTACAACCCGTAGTCAAATGGTCGAACTTAATATTTTATAAACAAGGTGGTAATAAATATGCAGGAAACCCTTAACGAATTACCTAAACAACCGTATGCATGGGCAACGGAAGAATTTAATATACATGGTGAACTTGTATGGTCATCGATCACACAATTTAGACCCAAAGAACTTTCTTGGATTCGCGATTTGCCTACCAAGAAACATTATATAACGATCACGCCTTTATATAAGGACGAAGCTAATGCTGAAAAAATTACAGGAGTTAAAAGTTATCGTGAGTCTACGCAACGTCTTGCTGATGCTTACAACGGTCTTTAATACAGGGTGTATGACGGTTGCTACAAGTGTAGCTACTCAAGCCGGTGTGCAAGTGGTAGGTGAGCAGTATTTAATATCACAAAATAAACCCACGATTAAATGTAATGTAGTAAATGTAATCAAAGGTAATAAAGTGTGTCGAGTAAGTAAAACATATTTAATAAGGAGAGTGTAATGGATAAATTAATTATGGGCATCATTATAGTTATAGCAATAATGACAGGGTATGGACTAGGTTCGTATACCCACATGCAAAAGAAATACAAGATGAATTTAAAATGTATACAAGGTGAACTCTATGAAGAGGTCAGAACAAATATGTTTGTGAAGTCGCACCTTGAATGTTTTGAGCAAAGGACTTTTTAACATGGACGCGATAGCAATATTAACTGCAATTTATATAGCTGTATGGTTTGGAGTATATAAAGACAACCTCAAAAGAGATTTTGGATTAGATAAACCTAAAGTAGAACAAACGGAGATAAAAGATGGCACAACCACAGATACACAAAAGTAGACGACATGCAAATCCAATGCTAACTAGAAATGGCAGACCGAGATACAAAGCGTTTACTATAAAACAATTAGAAGAAGCATTAACTAAAGCTGAAGAAGGTAAAAAGAAAGCTAAGATTATGCAAGAGATAAAAAGGAAAACAAATGGCTAAAAAATTATTGTTTGGGTTATTAATTTTATTCTGCATAAGTTATGTGCAAGCAGAACCAAAAATGTTTAGAGATGATAAAGGTAGATGGCTTAACTCTCAAGGTGGAAACATATATGGTGACTCTCGGTTTAATCCTAAAGCTGATCCAAGATTTAATTTAAATGCTGATCCAAGATTTAATCTGAATGCAGACCCAAGATTTAATTTAGATGCAGACCCACGCTTTAATATAAATGCTAATCCTAATTTTCATATTGATGGGGATATAAGATACCAAGAATAAATTTTAAGGAGAGAGAAATGGCTAAACCATATATAAAAGTAGTTAGTATCAAAGATACAAAAGCAGGTGAATGTAAGTTAACGCTTGATATGAACCAAGCAGGCAGAGAAGTTATATTGCAGGCAGGCATACAGAAAGCATTAGCAGATTACATGGTAGCAAACACAGGCAAAATGTCTTTATGGCAGAAGCTACAAATCTGTTGGAGTATATTGAAGTGATTCCGTTTAGTTATGCAATAGTAGATGATGAAGGCGAAGTCATACGCAAACATCGTTGGTCTGTCAAGGAGGCAAAGTGGTTTACAGATAACAATCCTCATGTTAAGGTAGTTAAACTAGATAAGCCGGTAGAAGTTAAAGAAGACTTATTTGCATTAGTAGGGGAGTGTTTGTTTTAGATGTATACCAAGTTAGATGAACAAAGACAGGCAGAGTTTATTAAAAGATATATGACTACACATCCTACATGCACTAGAAAAGATATCATACGAGATTGTGTGACTAATCTACACAGATTAAAAAGTTTAGAACAGCAAGGGTATCTAAGATTACCTCCAGCTACACCACATGGAATGAGAAATAAATGAATGATGATGTTGATAACGCTAATGACTTCATGCAACACATGATAGATGTAGGAGTAAAAAATGCCCATGATAAAATCAAAAAACCTTCTAATCAAACAGGGAAGTGTATATGGTGTGAAGAACCGGTTAAGGATGACAGACGTTGGTGTTCGATTGAATGCCGAAATGAATTTGAGAAATACGCAAATTAAAAGGAGAAAAATTGTGAGAGACGCAAATTTAAATAACTTTGATCCAACTGCAAGACAAGCCATAAAAGAATTTGAAGATTGGCAACGCAAAATATTTAAAAAGAATTATAGAAAAGGCTATAGATTTTTTCAGCCTGATAGTATAGATACTCCTACTCCGCGAAGTGCAAGAGAGGCGTGGGGTGGAGCTTATGAACAAGATAATACAGAAAAAAATAAAGTTATAGCACAAAAAATAATAGTTGCTATAGTGGCGGTTGTTCTGTTAATATTAACAATACTATAAAGTTTATATGACATCTATTCAAATTATAGATAATTTTTTAGATCCCACATATTTTGATTTTTTGCAAGCTAAAATGACAAATCTTAGTTTTCCATGGTATTACGTTGACTATGTAGCAGACAAATATGACACACAGTATTCATATTTTTTCCATACAGTATATGAAAATTATGCAATAAATAGTTCGCTATATCAAGATTTAGCTATGATCATAGAAAAGTTAAACCCAAAAGCATTAATAAGAATTAGGGCTAATTTATATATGAATGTAGGTGCTTTAGTGCAAAGCGCGATGCATAAAGACCAGCCCTTTGAACATGAAGGAGCCCTATTATATATGAATACGACTAATGGCCCAACTATACTCAAAGACGGCACGAAAATTGAATGCGTAGCTAATAGGTTAGTTAAATTTAACACTTTTGAAGACCATGCGGCTTCATTTTGTACCAATCAAAAATATAAAATGGTAATTAATTTTAATTATTTTTAAAGACGACGGGCGAAAGCACTTTTTTATATGTATAAATTCGTGATGGTATTTTTGCTATATATTAACCGCGAGTAGCCCACCAATTAAAACAAACATAGGAACCCTATGCAACTAGTCACACTAGATTTCGAGACCTACTACGACGTAGGTTTTAGTTTATCTAATCTAACCACAGAGGAGTATATTCGAGATGAAAGATTCCAAGTCATCGGTGTCGGTATCAAAATCAACGACGGAGAAACACATTGGTATACAGGCGACCAAGTCAAAGATGAACTCAATAAAATTAATTGGAAAGACTCTGCTCTCCTATGCCACAATACTCAGTTTGACGGTGGGATATTGTCTTTTAGTTATGGCATTGTTCCTAGTCTATATCTTGATACATTGTCTATGGCTCGTGCTATACATGGTGTCGACGCGGGTGGAAGCCTTGCTTATTTGGTTGAAAAATATTCTCTTGGGGCTAAAGGCACCGAAGTTATCGAGGCCAAAGGCAAAAGACTAGAAGACTTTACACCTACTGAATTGTCAGCGTATGGTGGCTACTGTGTAAACGACGTCGAACTTACTTACAAATTATTTCAGATACTTGCACAAGATTTTCCAGAGAACGAAGTTAAACTGATTGACTTAACCTTACGCATGTATACTGAGCCGGTCTTGGAAGTCGACGATGCGTTATTACAAGATAGACTCGATGATATTCAAGCCGAAAAGTCACAGCTATTACAAGGTCTTATGAAGCGATTAGAGTGTGATACAGAAGAATGTGTTCGCGCTAAGTTAGCAAGTAATAAACAATTTGCTGAGCTATTGATAGAGCTTGGTATTACCCCACCTACAAAGATTAGTCTAACGACGGGTAAAGAAACGTATGCATTAGCTAAAGGTGATACAGGGTTTCTAGAGTTAACAGAACATGAAGATCCGTTTATTCAAGAACTATGTCGTGTAAGGCTAGGCACTAAGTCTACGATAGAAGAATCGCGTATTGAAAGATTTATTGGTATTGGTGCACGCAACAAAGGTAAACTACCTATTCCACTTAAGTATTACGGCGCACATACGGGTCGATGGGCAGGTTCAGACAAAGTTAACTTCCAAAACCTACCAGCAAGAGATAAGAAAAAGAAAGCACTCAAGAACGCAGTCATCGCACCTGAAGATCATCAGGTCATTAATTGTGACTCATCACAAATTGAAGCAAGAGTATTGGTGTGGTTGGCAGGACAAGAAGATATTGTGGAATGGTATCGTGAGGGTCGAGATGTTTACTCAGAGTTTGCATCTAAAGTTTATGGTAGAACAATTACTAAAGAAGATAAGACAGAACGTGCGGTGGGTAAGACTTGTATTCTAGGATTAGGATATGGCACAGGGTGGAGCAAGCTACAACAAACACTCAAGATTGCAACAGGGTTAAACTTAGATGAAGATGAATGCCAACGGCTCGTTAAAGTTTATCGTGAAGTTAATGACAAGGTCATTCAGTTATGGAAGACTTGTGATGATGCCCTACGTGATATGTCAGCGTGGCCTGCTAAAAAAGAACCTTATTACTTAGATACTAAAAAAGCTTTACTTGTGACACCAAAAGGTATAAGACTTCCTAACGGACTCTACATCCAGTATCCTGGACTCACATGGGATATCTCAGAGTCTAAGTCTAAATTTATTTATAAGTCCCGTCGAGGTATGATATCTTTGTGGGGCGGATCAGTTGTTGAGAATGTAGTTCAAGCATTGGCTCGCATCATTGTCGGCGAACAGATGATAGAAATTAATAAAAAATATAGACCCGTGCTTACTGTTCACGATGCGGTAGTCTGTGTTGTTCCTGATGTAGACATAGAAAATGCTCTCTCCTTGGTTGTGTCAACAATGTCTACGCCTCCTTCTTGGGCAACCGGACTACCTGTAGCGTGTGAAGCACATCATGGTGCTAGCTATGGCGAGTGCTAAAGATTATTATTTACAAGGATGTAGATACTGGGCGGATAGAATAACCGAGACAGAGGTCTATGCCACAGAAATTATATTACATTTTTTGGCTGAAGTTGGATGGGATTATATACAAGAGTATGAAATAAAAAGTATAGGAAAGTATATTGACTTTTATGTTAAAGCCCCATATGAAGATGGCTATATATTTTTTGGGATTGAGTGTAAGAAACAATTAAGTTATGGCACAAATGCCACTGAGTTTGCAGGATATGTTGAGCAGGCAGGTGCATATGCAAGAGAACTTCAAGCACCAGTATTTATAGGGCCTCTTGTAGATAGTTTTAATTTATCTGAGATGTATCATGGGGGGCCACATCTTACATCGGTAGCGGCCGCTAGTATTTTTGGGGGTAGATTTAATGTAGGGGTCATGGGATTTAGTTATAGATATTTACGAGGGATATCACCGGACAATGCCATATTTGCTTTGAGAGGCAATGCCTTTTGGAAAGACGGAAAATTTAATCCTAAACGTGTTAACATAGTCACCACAACAGGGTCTAAAAAGACTCGCATACCATTAAGAATATATAGAAGGAAAAATGAAACCGTATTATGAAATAGAAAAAAAATCTACTATAGGGCCAAGTCTTTGTGACGTAGCTTATAACTCTACTGAATGGATAGATTATTTTAATTTTAAAGCCAAGTTAGTACCCCCTGAGATTTTATTTCAAGACGACTTTTTTAGATGGTTAGTTAAACGATATGATTTTATTGCAGGTATTCTTAGGTTAGATCCGTATACTTGCTATGATTGGCATACAGATACAAAACGTGGCGTCGGTATTAATATGTTGTTGACTCCACACTCAAGAAGTTTTTGTGTATTTGCTCCTGATAAAAATGCAGAAGTATTTAAGATAGAAGAACTTCCTTATAAACTTAACACCTATTATATTTTTAACACACAAGTAGAACATACAGTTTATAATTTTGAAACAACAAGATATTTATTAAGTATTGAGTTTGCCAAACAAAAACATGAGTTAAAATATGAAGATGTAGTTAAGCACATCATGCAAGAATGTTAGAATTATTAGTAGCATTTAGTTTATATAGATTTAATGCTCATTGGTTATGGTGGGCGTTATATGTAATTATATTAGTGGAGAAGATTTATGAAAAAGACAGCACAGAATGACGTTACAGGAGATTGGCTACAATCTAAACCAAATAGTGAAATGTTTGAAAAAAACTTTGATTTAATTTTTAGAAAGAAAAAACCAAGTGATGATGTATCTCCACACTTAAATGAATATGAACTTAATAAATCAACAGGCGAAGTCCAAAAGAAAGAAGACTAATGGCTCAATACACATGGTCATACTCTGCGTTGAAAGAGTATGAGAACTGCCCTAAAAAGTATTATGAAATAAGAGTTGCACAAAACTACGCCGTTATACCATCGGAGCAAATGATATATGGAACAGAAGTTCACAAAGCTTTGGAAGATTATGTTAAAGACGGGAAAGAACTTGCAGTTAATTATCTTAGGTTTAAACCTGCAGTGGATTCTCTTAAGGCAATCCCTGGGGATAAATATCCCGAATATGAAATGGCATTGTATCGAGATCGCACGCCGTGTGATTTCAGCGATGCTAATCGTTGGGTGCGCGGTATTGTTGATTTACTTATTGTTGATAATGATTACGCTTTTATCGTGGATTATAAAACTGGGTCTAGCAAGTATCCCGATCCTAAACAGTTAAGACTTATGTCTCTCATGACGTTTGCACATTTTCCAAATGTCAATAAGATTAAAGCAGGATTATTATTTGTGATGCATGGTTCCTTTGTCACAGAAGAATACACAAGAGAAGATATAGATAAGTCTTGGGCTAAGTTTAATGGCCCACTAGGTAGATTAGATAACTCATACGACAATAATGTATGGCCGCCAAACCCTACACCTCTTTGTAAATATTGTCCAGTAAAGAGTTGTGACTTCAACCGAGGATGATATAATACGCGTATGCCTTATACCACAAAACCTAGACCCTATAAGAAAGAATACCAACAGCAAAAAGCTAGAGGTGAACACGAACGTCGTATGGAACGTCAACGTGGTCGACGTGCTATTGATAAAAATGGTAAGGACTTAAATGGTAATGGCAAAGCAGACATGCGAGAAGGTAAAGATGTAGCTCACGTTAAAGCTCTTGACAAGGGTGGTTCAAATAAGAATGGGTTGCGTATTCAGTCAGCTTCAAAAAACCGTTCATTTAAACGAGATTCAAAAGGTAATTTAGTTTCAGAAGTAAGTAAAAAAGAACGTAAGAAATAGTTAAGTTATACTTGACGTAAGTCAGGTTCTAGTATATAGTTATTGAAAAGTCTCGGTGAGACTTAGTTTAAGGATAGTATGCAAATTATAGAAAACACTGCACTGCAAATTACTGTACCGGAACACATCGTTCCACACATCACAAGCAACATAGAAAAATCAGAAGTTGTTAATCGCTCAGGCAATCTTACTGAGATGATGGTGTATTGGGGTGTCGATGAGATGACTCGGTTGAACCAGATCGTTTCGTTTAGAAACAATTTACCCTCACCTATTACACGAGATTACAACTGGCCTGGTCTTTATACACCGTTCAATCACCAACGTGTGACCGCAGAATTTTTATCTATCAACCACAGAGCATTTTGTTTTAACGAGGCCGGTACAGGAAAAACTTCGTCAGTACTTTGGGCAGCTGATTATTTAATGACGCTAGGTAAAGTTAAACGCGTTCTTATTATATGTCCTTTATCTATTATGTATTCTGCGTGGCAAGGTGACGTATACAACACGTGCATGCATCGTTCAGTTAGTGTGGCACATGGCACAGCTGAGAAACGTAAGAAGATTATTAACAGTGCTTACGAATTTATTATTATTAATTACGATGGTGTAGGCGTTGTCAGAGAAACGATTGAACAAGGTGGGTTTGATCTTATCGTGATTGACGAAGCTAATGCATATAAATCTACAAGTACTACTCGCTGGAAGACGCTAGCTAAAATATTAAAACCTGAGACAAGACTTTGGATGTTAACAGGCACACCTGCATCTCAATCCCCTGTCGATGCGTTCGGTCTAGCTAGGTTAGTTTGTCCTCACCGCGTCCCTAAATTTTCAGCAGCATGGCGTGACAAAGTTATGTATCAGAAGACAAGATTTAAATGGTTACCAAAATCAAATGCAAAAGATGAAGTATTTAAAGCATTAAAACCTGCCATACGATTCGCTAAGAATGATTGTTTAGATTTACCTGATGTGATGTATCAAACACGAGACATACCATTAACAGCACAAGTACAAAAATATTATAAGTTACTTAAAGACGAGATGCTTATTCAAGCTGCAGGAGAACAGATTAGCACAGTCAACGCGGCGGCTAATTTAAATAAGCTATTACAAATATCAGGTGGCGCAGTATACACAGATAAAAAAGAAGTAGTTGAGTTTGATATATCACCTCGTCTATCTGCGTTGATGGAAGTGATTGATGAAACCGAACATAAAGTCATTGTGTTTGTACCATATAGACATACGATTGAAGTGTTAGCTAGGTTCATGCACGATAAGGGCATTATGGCTGAAGTTATTAATGGAGCTGTAACCGCAACCCAACGAGCTAATATTATTAGTCGATTCCAAACAGTAGAAGACCCAAGGGTTTTAATTATTCAACCTCAAGCGGCAAGCCACGGAGTGACGTTGACTGCAGCAAATACGGTAGTCTTTTGGTCACCGGTGATGTCAGTTGAAACTTACTTACAATGTATCGCACGTATGGATCGTGTAGGACAACAGAATAAGATGACTGTAGTTCATTTACAGGGATCTGAAGTAGAGAAAAGGATGTATAGGATGTTGCAAGGCAAAGTTGATTTACATAGTAAACTAGTTGATTTATATAAGGAGGAGTTAGAAGATGAGTGACATAGTAGAAGAAAAGCAAGATTATAAACTTGATGAATTAGTCAAAACTTATTTGACAATCAGATCAGCACGTGATAATCTAGCTAGGCAGTTTGAATTAAAAGATGCCGAATTAAAGGCGGAAATGGTTCAGTTAGAGCAAGTGATGTTGAATGCATGTAATGATATTAATGCTGATAGTATACGCACAGGAAGTGGGACGATTATTAAATCTACCAGAGAAAACTTTGTG